GTGTTCTTCGTCCTCTCCGGCTACCTGATCACCAGCCTGCTCAGGCGCGAGTACACGGATACGGGGCGGATCGACTTCGCCGCCTTCTACGCCCGCCGATTCAAGCGGCTCGCTCCAGCGCTGATCGTGATGCTGGTTGTCACTTCGCTGGCGGCGCTGGTTTTCTTCCCCGGCTACGACCAATCCAAACAGGCGGCGGCTGCGCGATCTGCGGCGCTGTGGATCTCAAACCTCTACTTCCCGTTCTCCAATCTCGGCTACTTCGACGAGGGCGCAGAGAAAAACCTGTTTCTGCATACGTGGTCGCTGGGCGTGGAGGAGCAGTTCTACCTCGTTTGGCCTGCTCTGGTAGTGGCCGCGCTGCGCGAGGGGAAACTGAGAACCGCGATGCTGGCCATCTTCGGCATCAGCTTAGCGGTGTGCTTATGGTCGAGCTACACGCAGGCAACGTGGGCGTTCTACATGATGCCTACGCGGGCATGGCAGTTCGCGCTGGGCGCTCTGGTCGTGGGCCGCACGCTGCCGCGCTGGGCTGGCTGGGTCGGGGTGGCGGCCATCGTCGGCGCCGCGGTCTCCCTGACGCCCGCTATGACGTATCCCGGCGCCTTGGCGCTGATTCCTGCGGTGGGTACGGCGTTGGCGCTGTGCAGCGCGCCGGCCTTCCTGTCGGCCAGGCCCATGCAATACCTGGGCCGCATCTCTTATGGCTGGTATCTGTGGCACTGGCCAGCGATCCTGTTCGGCGAATCGCTGCTCTTCGACTGGAGCGAACCGCTACGTCGCATCCTCATGGTCGCGGTGTCGCTGGTTCTGGCCGTCGTGTCCTACCACCTGATCGAGAACCCCATTCGGCTTGCGACTCTGCAGCCGCGAAAGGTGCTAACCGCCAGCGTTACGGCCATGTTCGTTCTAGCGGCCGGCGCAACCACTTGGCAACACTACTGGAAGGAGGGCGAAGGTGGCGCCACCTTCTCGCGATCGATCATTTACGCGCAGGGCTGCGATGACTTCTACCGCGACTCCAAGGTCAAGCCGTGCAAGTTCGGCGACCCCAAGGCGGAACACGTCGCCGTCGTGATTGGCGACAGCATCGGCCTGCAGTGGTTCCCAGCATTGCAGGAGATCTACACCCGGCCCGGCTGGCAGCTGGTAGTTCTGACCAAATCGAGTTGTCCGATGGTGGATGCTCCCGTCTTCCTGCATGGGATCGGGCGCAGCTTCACCGAATGCGAGACGTGGCGACCCAATGCAATAGCGGAGGTGGTTCGCCTTGATCCGGAAGTTCTCATTCTCGGCTCCAGCCACACCTATCAATTCACGCAGGAGCAATGGACCGACGGAACACGGCGCGTCCTGTCCGCCCTACCAAGCGCGACACGCACGATCATCCTCCGCTCAACGCCGGTACTCCCGTTCAACGGGCCTCATTGTCTGGGCAGCTTCCGTGCGTCAGGATGCGAGGCAGAAGTCCGCGATCCCGTTGCGGAGGACGTGTACCGATGGATCGGAATCGCCGCTAAGGAACATGGAGCTGCGCAAGTCAACCTAAACGACCTGGTTTGTCCGCACGGTATGTGCAAGGCCAAGCGCGACGGAATGGCTGTGTTCCAGGACAGGCAGCATTTAAATGCGGCGTTTGTTACGTCGCTGACGGACGAGGTAGCCGCAAGGCTTTAAATGAACACGCCCCCCACATACCCGGTTGGTACTGCCCCGGAGAATGCCGATGCACCGAAGTTCCCGGTCGCTTTGCGGCTACTACCTGTCGCCGTGCCCGTATACGACACGGCTGGATAGTACGTCCCGGCAGGCAAGGTCTTTGTCGGCAATGTGCCTGCTGCCGGATCGCCGCCGCCGAACCACCCCAGCGCGACCGTTCCGACCCAGAGTTCGCGCGTTGCGTGCTTCCATGCGAACTTCCACACGCTAGCCGTGACGCCAGAGTTTGTGTAATCCGTTGAGACGTTGTTTTGGAACACGGTGTTATTGGGGATTCCGCAGCCACAGTCCCCAGCAGAGTTGCCGGTGAACCAAGTCGCGTGATTGACAGGCATCGTAGCGGTAGCAATGCCCAGGTACGCCAAGATTCCCGTAGCACCTGGCGCGCACGTGACCTCCCAATAGCAATCCTCTTTCAACGGGTGCGCCGCTCGGCCGCTGTCGTATGCCGTGCCTGTGTTGGCACTGCGATAAATGGACAGGTCAGCATCGATAAGAGTCAGGTCGGTGCCCTTGTCGGTCGTGCTCCACGTGGTGGGAACAACGGCGCCGGTGTAGACGAACTCGCGTACCTGTTTTTGCCAGCTGGTCAGCCCATCGCGCAGGGATTCTACTTCTAGACGCGCATCCCCGTTGACTGGGGAACTGATCGCAGAGCTCGCTCCGGAGACGCCAGAGACCGTGGTTTTCAGATCGTTGTCGACATATAGGCGCAACGTGTACGTCGTTCCTGCTTCTGGGCCAATGGTTGCATCCTCGGTGTCTACAAGCTGATCGGCCTGAAGGATGCGGTCGCGATGCGCCCATGCCACGGTCAACGATCCAGCCTCAGCAACAGGAATGGAAACTCCGTTGACGCGCAGACGAGCCGGCGGGTACGGGCGGAAGGCGCGCTGGTCGAGTGTGACCTCCATCTCCGGCGCCGCTACCAGATCAAGGCGTTCACTACCGGTGTTCGAGAGCAACCTAACGGCGACCGTTTCGCCATCGGCATACTCGGTGGCATCGGATGCCACATGCAGATCGTAGAACCAAATGCGGCTGCCCGCGGCATGCTCAATCGGTGGAACGGTGTCCGCGCACCCACGTCCCAAGGTAACGGTACCGGCGTCCAAGTCCTTCGCGTCTACGCGAACAATTTCATCATCCCAAAGAGCCGGCGCACCGATCTCCACCTGCTCGAGCTGATAGATCTCGTCTAGGGGGATGACGGTCGTGTCGATGCCTGCCGCGGCAAGCGTGGTCGCTGTTGGGCACCAAAAGCCGGTGCTGACCTCTTCCAGTTCGACTCCGGCTGGCGCCGCCATCATGGTGAAATCTCGGCCTGCGTCGGGTTCCGATGCCGCTGCCATGATGTACCCCGCATCCTCCGGCATCGCTGCCAGTTCGGCGCGGGGCATCTTACTGGCGAGCTCGAAATACGGAACTTCGTCTGCCCGCTGCGTTTCGACGACGCCAGGCTCCTGCGAAGGATCAGGGTCGACGCCCGTTTCAACCTCCACGTAGCTAGTGTCGGGAAGGCCATAGATGTCTTGCGTTGCGATCATGTCAATCGCGCCGCTCTTCAGCGTCCCGCGGGTCTTCTGGCCAACGATGCACACCATGTCGACGATGCCGCGCTTGAGAGACTGCAGTCGGAAATACTGGTTAGGGCGCCACGCATACGTCCGGGGAGTAGTGACCAGCTTGAAACCGCGCGTGGGTGTGACCCTGGACAGAAGCTCTCGCTTGGCGACGCGCAGAGCCAGCGATGACGTCGGAATCTCCGGAAAGTCCAATGTTTCGTGGATCTCTCCGAATCGACGAACGAGTCCAAGTGCGCGCACGGCTGGCGTGACAATCGATTCCTTCAGCTCTGGATCGAAGTACTTCACGCTCATGCTGTTGACCGCGCGATCAAGCGTAGTTGGCTGCTCGCGGAAATCGAGGATGTCGGCGTCCGTCAGGATTGGGAGATCCTCGATGTCGTAGTCGCCTCGCGCCAGGTCTAAGTACCACTGTCCGTCGGTGATGCTTCGCTCGAAGCTGCCGCCGATCACGCGGCAGATCCGCTGCTCGAACTCGACAGGGCTTTCGCTTGCAGGGTCATACTCGGTGCACAGCCCAAAGCCTTCTTCGTACAGCTTGTCGGCTGCATCGGTCAGGCTCGTCGAATTAACGTTGGCCAACGGCTCCCGGCCTCGCTCGCTGTCGGTGCGCATGTACACCAACATGTGCGCTGCGTTCATTGCGATCAGACTCGCATCCAGTGAGTAGAGGTTGATATCTGTCCATGCGGCCTCGGATTCGGCGTCGTCGTTGCGCAGCATAATGCGATCAACTTCGCCGATTGACGCTCCCGCCGGGGCAGATGCTTCCGCCCAGAGAGATCCCGCAGTTTCATCTCGTACGCTGACGTGCCCCGTCCCGTCACTTGGGTCGTACCACATTTCCGCAAAGTACCAATGGCCAACGACAAGTGGCGGACCCTCAAGGACGTATGAGAAACCAGTCCAAAAGAACAGAATGTCCGTGTCCACCCCAAGCCGCCCGAAGGCGATCCCGGCAATGGTGTAATCGTTAAGATTGATGACGGCCCAATCGTTGCTCGAATCCACCAGTAGTTTAACTTTCACCGATAGCTTCACGATGTTGACGGGGGCAATATCGCGCGCTATCCGAGCGTTGCTGTCCGTACCGACTCGCATCGTTGATCGACCATCATGCGACTCGATTGCAAAGTTGCTGGGGTCGCCTTCGAAGACGTACCAGGCGCCTTGGCCTGCGGCGAAAGACTCGGTAAATCGAAGGGTATAGACGAGGTCCGGTGATACTGGCACTTCGGCCGTTTCCGGATACCACGGGTCATCGTTATCCCACCCCTTCAGGATCTTCCGGATCTTCGACGCATTCTTCTGGGCGTAGGGGTTATTAGCGCCATAGCGGCCGCCGCGCCAGACGGCTGTAGTGAGGCCGCGCCACGCCGGCTGCTGCGGACCGAAAGTGCTGGCCAGGTAGCTGTTCGGCATCTGGTCGGCTTCGCCAAACATGATCTCGAGCGTGCCTTCGACGCCGCCCTGGTCCTTCTGGCCACCGAACAGATTCGGCTTGCTTACGGTCACCGTGCCGCTGGCAGTCAGCTCGCCCTTGAAAGCGAACTTGTCGGCAACCGTCCATGCCAGATAGGCGTCGAACGGACCGCGCCCTAGGCCCCAGTGCATCGCCGGGCGGTAGTGGTAGCCGGTGACGATGGAGTTGCTCTTACCCATTTCCTTGCTCCCGTGCCTCGCACTTGCGCGCCCATTCGACCAGCGCGATCGCGAAACCATCGCCAGTTGCCAGCAACTTTTCGGCTTCTATGCCATTCCGCACGAAGTCCCGCCAATCGAGTCCTTGCCGTTCAGCCCATTGCCGAGAGCGCGGTACGCAGAAACCCGGCTTCTTGCTGAAACCAGGAATAGAGCGCATGTGCCGCGTGGTCACTATCAGCCCCATCACTTCCCGCCCTTCGAGCGGATGGGATCGCGCCCGACTATCTTCCACGCCAGCAGGAAACGGTCCTCGTACTCGATCCAGCATGTGCCGAAATAGTCCCGTGTCGGCGTGCCGTCCTCAGTCGTGGGCGAATCCATCTTCGAAGGCTTCGCGTTTTCTGGCTTAGGCCGCATGGCATAGCTGATCAGCGCCGATATGATCAGGATGATCAGGTAGATGATCCAGTCTGCGAACGATTTCTGCGGCGTTCCCGGCGGCGGCACCGCAGTGACCAGAACCATGTAGGCAATCTGGACGGCGCACACCAGCAACGACACGATGAAGGAGCCGATGTGGAAGCGCTGACCGGGGCGCGTGTCCAACAACCAGTAGCGCCAGCGCCACGACCAAGCGTACCAACGGCGTCGCAGAAGGGAGGTCACCATGACATGGATGCCCCGCCGGCCGGATCCTTGATCGGCTTGTAGATCGCTCCGCCGTAATTGATGGTGTTGCCTCGAGCGTCGCACGCGTTCCAATTTTGGGGGCAGCCGGGCAGCGCGGTTACGTCGGTGCCGATTGCCAGCTCATCTCCATCCCACAGGATCTGCACCGACGTGCCGCTGTGCGCCATGATCGGGCGCTCTTCTTCAATGCCGTCGGTTCGCGTCCAGTACAGCGTGCCGCCAGCAAGCGGGAATGCCGAGGTTGCGAACTCCGCGGCGGTCAGAGTCAGACCAACGATATTGCTGAGAGTCGCCACGATGGTCAGTGGTTCTGGGTCCAGGTTGCAGCCACGAATGCCGGTGGAGTAAACGCTCTTCCAGCAGCCCTTCTGCCACTTCGCGCCCTGGTTTCTCGCTTCGCCTGCCGGGTGGTTCGGGTCGCAGGTCAAGACCAGTTCTAGGTCGGTGTATTCCGGCTGCACAGCCCAACCCATCCACTCAACTTTCGGCGGATCCGTGTCGCCGTAATGCGTGGCGAGGCAGATCACCTTGATCGGGTCCGACGGGATGTACGGACGCCACCAACCGCCCAGGTCCTGAGTGCTTGGAAAGCCTTCTGCAGGCGGCGTCGGGTTGAGCAGGTACGCCATCGTAATCTTCAGTCGATCCTTGGCGCGCTCAACTGTCTGACGGATCTCGCTCCGCGACATCACCGCGGCTTTGTACGTGAAGCCACCGATCACCTGGTCGCGAGGAGCATTGGCGAAGCGTTCAATCGTGCCCTGCCGGATGAACTGGAACAGGTGCAGCGGCTTCCCAAGCCAGCGGCTCAGTTCAAAGTCGTCAAAGGCCATGGTTGCAACCCTTGAATGTCAGCTGCGACTGCACGACGCCGTTGCCCCACAGGCGCAGCGAATTCACGTCGGCATCCTGGCGGCACAACGCCATGAAACTGATGCCGCTGATATCGGCATAGGTGATGCCGTCCGGCAGATCAGCATCAAGTACGAGTCGCTCGGTATCGCTGTCCACTTCGCTAGCGGCATTGATTCGGCGATAGATCGGCGCGGCACCGTGTCGAGCAATGCGAATATCGCGACGGTTCGCCTGGATCGGCCAATCGCTGTAGCCGCTCCACTCCACGTCGATGGTGGCGTCTGAGACTATGGATTGCATCATGAAGTCCTGCGCGAACGACTGGACCCAGATCGGATGGTTCCGTCCGGCTAGCGCATACAGGAGGCTGCGGTGCGCAGCGATCTCTTCTGCGCCGACCATTGTCGCTTCCAGGCCGATTGCCGGCAGGATCAGACCGGGTTTGTCTAGGAAGCGCACCGGACCAATGCCGTCGTCGATTGGTGCAAGGCGCCGCACAGGTGCGTACGCTGGGTCTTGCGTCCAGTACACCGGCGCATCCAACACAGGTAGTGAGCGATAGCTCACGCCCCCGAAGTCCGCCGGCCAATCCATCGTCTCGGCTACACGAAAACCGACTGAAAACGGCGAGTCATCGCTGGTGAAGCGGCCAAAATTAGGGGTGGTGTCGAGGTACGCGCCCACGGTTGGGATGATCAGGCTACGGTCCGGCCAGGCGCCCACGAGAGGCAGGGTCAGGTCCAGGCTGTCCGCGTTTACCGCATCGATCTGTACGACTTCATGCCGCCGCGGATTGCCGATATCCACCAGCAACGCGTTGCCACCGGTGACGAAGCGACGATGCGCGGTGTCGACAGGCAGCACAAGATCCGTCGCGGCCGCAGCGGCCGTGCTGAATGTCGAATCGACCATCAGAGGTGCGTGCCACAGCCCTGCACCATTCATGGCCACCAGCGTTTCCATCCAACGTCGCAATGCGGCGCTTTCAAGTCCGTCGAACTGCAGCACAACCCTCGGCGCCTGCAGTATCTGGCGCGTGGTCTCCATGCCGTAAGCGGGGTCCATCCCATCCGTGAGCCACTGAAGCCGTTCGGAGATCTGGCCGCCGATGGCGAACGGCCATGCGACGGCGTTAGTCGGCACCACGATTTAGCCTCGTCCAGTTGTTCTCTACGAAGGTGACGACCACATCCTCGACGCCAGCCGAGTTGGCCAGCGCGTCTGCGAACTGTCGGTCGCCGAAGGCGAGAATGGGCTGCTTCACGATCGTATCGCCTCCACCGCCACCACCATTTCTGCGGTGCCGTGGATCATTCCGTGTTAGCACTTCCTCACCACGCTCCAAGATTGCCGGAACCTCGTTCTCTTTCAGGCCAGCGATGCCCCCGTTGTGATAACGCGGAGCCGCGCCCCACAGCATCGGACTTAGGCCTGCGCGGATCCTTCCGCCCGCGCCGACGATGCCGCCACTGTGCCTCACGCCAGCCTGCATGGTGGCTGCTGTTGCCTTGCCCAGGCCGGGATAGATCGCGTCCAGCAACTGGAGCACCAAGAAGGTCGCCAGTGCACGTGCAGCAATCTGAGCCATGGCCAGGGCAAAGCCGCGAACGAAGTCGCGCAGCGCTTCTCCTGCGCTCTTCGAACCTTCGACCAAGTCCATGAAGAGGTTCGTAGTTGCGTCGATTGCCGCGTCCGCAACCTGTCCCCGGAACTTGTCCATCGAGCTGGCGACTTGGCCGATATTGCCTTCAAGCTCTGCGAGAAACTGCTTTACCTTCGCGGCTTCAGGGTTGTCAGACGACAACGTGGCTAGGAAGGCCAGTGCCTTCTCGCGAAGCTCGATGAGCTGGGCCAGCGACTTTTCGCGCTCGGCGTAGATGGTTTGCTCGCCGGCAATCACTCCCAGCATTCCCGCCTGGGTTTGTGCGGATATAGAGCTTTCAGTTGTGCTGAGATTGCCGAGAATGATCTGGGCTGCAGCACCGAACTCGGTCAGCTGCGCCTTTGCTGACTCTATGTCGATGACCAAATTGATTTTGGCGATGGAATCCGTATCGGCCTCCGCCATCAACCTGGTTTTTAGATCCTTGAACTCCTCTTCCAGCTTGGCGCGGGAGGCGATTGCGGTCTGGTCTTGCAGCTCCAGCAAGCGGATCTGGACGTCACCAATCTGCTTGGTCAGCGCCTCGGTTGCCTTCGTCTCTTCGCGCGCAATGGTGGTGGCCAAGTCGGCACGGTCTCGCTGCAGCTTGACGATGTTGGTCAGCGCCTTGGACTGCGCGTCGCTTGTGGTAGCGGTTTTTGCTTCCTGCTGTGCGGCGGCGATCTGGCCATCGATGTCGGCCAGCTGCAGTTCCTTCTTCTTGGCGTAGAAGTCGACGAGCTTGATCTTGCCGTCTTCCAACAACTGGTCTAGCAGACCGAGCTGGCGCTTGATGGCATCGCTGGCCAACTCCGCCGCGTCCTGCATGCCTTTGACGGCCTTCTTGCCATCGTCGGCGGACGTGGCGACGGCCTCGCTCGTTTTGGAACTCGCGGCGACGGCCTCTTCGCTGATTTCCAGAGATAGTTGGACCAGGCGCTTGCCCCAGTCGTCGAACTCCTTCTGCGCCTGCGCCTGGACGTTGCGCGCGTTCTCCAGTTCGCCAGCCGCCGCCAGGGCAGCGCCGTCGCCTCGGTCACCGCCGCGTGCGAACTTGCTGCTGGTATCGGCCTGACGGGCCTTCTTCTCTTCCAGGATCGCCCGAGCTGCTTCCAACGTCGCCAACGCCTGCACGCGCTTGGCGCGCGCTTCAGCGAGTGCTGCGTCGCGGCTGGCGTAGGCGAGGTTCTTGTTCTCGTTCATGGCCGCCGTGTGCTGCTCGGCGGCCACTTTCGCGTCGTTGCTGCGCTTCCAGACCAGGTATAGCGCGGCGGACAGCGCAGCCAGGATAATTCCGACGGGGCCGCCCAGCAGCATCAATGCCGTGCGCAGGGTCACCGTGCTGGCCGCTGCCGCCAAAATGGCCGCGCGCATCGCGGTGAAGGCGGTAATCATCGCCGGGATAGCGGCGCCGGCCATCCGAGTGATCATGAAGACCGCGAGGACGTCGAGGTTCGACAGCAGCAGGGTCAGAACCTGCAGGACCGGATCCAGGTAGCGCGGCAGATCCTTCGCGATCTCCCGGACCGTTTCGGCGAACCTGCGGCTGGAACCGGTCGCGGCATCCTGATCACCGACGTAATCGACCA